TAATTATAATAAAAATATGCATTGACAACCATACCAGCCATAGTCAACCAATAGACCATGAGAAGGGCCATACCAATTTTAGTTGGAATACTTGTCATTGGAACTCACACTCCACCATAATAATTAACCGACTTTTGAGTATTTTCTCTAAATGTAACCCATTCTAAGTTATCAAGCAAACAATTTAATGGATTATGATCCTTATGATTTATAATCGCAGTTTCTCTAATCCATTGTTTTGCTTGCTCTGGTATATCTTCCCAACAATCTTTTAATCTGTCTGGCGGATATTTGTCAATAGGTCTAAAAGTTTGCATCATAACCTGATGCAATAACTTATATATTCTACCTCTTCTTTTGATTTCCTTTCCTTCTTTGCTTAACCTTAGAACTCGTTGGTTTTCTTGTTTCCATTTATCCAATCCTTCCCAATCAAGAGGGACACAAAACTCATAAAGAATTTTACCCATTTTATTCATATAATATTTTGGGGGTTTTCTCTCTTTCATGCAAGAAAGATCAACTACACTCATGTATCCTCTACTTTTAGTAGGAATTCTTACATTGTTAAGAGCTGAATATACTCTTGCAGTTTTTGTAATAAATGCCCCTGGAACTACAAAAGAATCAATAATTACAGGATACAATTCTTCTCCATCGATACTAATTCGATCACCAAATACATCAATCACTTGAATTCACACTCCACCATTATTTCAGTTAAACAGGCAAGTAAGTTTATTTCCTGATCTGCCACAAATGCCATTTGATACTGATACTTAGCAAGCACAAGCACAGCAGCAGGAATACTATTCGGAACCAAGGAATCATAACAAGCATCGTAAATACGACGCAGTAGGACAGTAGTATCATTGTCCAGGTTATTGACAACCCATTTACGTACTTCGGGAAAATTCTTCTCTTTAAGGTTTTTAACCAGTTCATTGACTGCTACATCCGAAAAAGTTGCAAGAATACCAGAGTCGATTTTCCCACTTACAGAATATCTTTGGCATTCATTAAGAACACGTCTCCAATCAGGAAAGTGCTTATTGATTAATTCTACCAGGACCTTGTTATCATATTCAACACCTTCTGCATCCAAGATTTGTTGGATACGTTTGAAGAACTGTGCTGCAATACCCTGTCTTTCTTTTCCTTTGATTCCAAACTCGACGACGGCACACCGAGAATGTAAGGGTTCGAGGATTTTGTTTTTGTAGTTACAGGTGAAGATGAATCTGCAATTGCCAGCGAACTCCTCAATAAACGCCCGTAATAGGAGTTGTACATCGTTGGATGTGTTGTCAGCTTCGTCAATGATAATGACTTTGTGTTTAGAATCTGACGTAAGCGATACGGTCGAAGCAAAGTTTTTCGCATTATTTCTGACGGTATCAAGGAATCGTCCCTCATCGGATCCGTTAATGACATATACATCTACTCCAAGTTCTTTACATAGTGCCTTTGCTACTGTTGTTTTACCGATGCCTGGAGGACCGGCAAGTAGCATGTTAGGAATCTCTCCCTTATCTAGGAAAGATTGAAAGGTCTTCTTTGTACTCTCAGGTAGAATACATTCTTCAATAGTTTGTGGTCGATACTTCTCAACCCAGATGAAGTTGCTCATAATCAAATCTACTTGTCCTTTAGTATATCACAACCTTTCGGTTCTGTGTCCAAATTCATACCTTGTCCTTGGTTGTCCGTCTTTGGACTTCCCTCATTTTTCTTTTCAGTTTTTTGAAATGAAACTCTTTTGTATCTGTTAGCAAATATGTCTGGACACCAATAGGTCACAATCCAATTAACAGTAGGATTTAGTTCCATGTGTTTCTCAACACTGTGTTTCATAATACCTATTTGAATGTATCCATCGTGCATAATACATCCACCATCTTCCAATTCATAGAGGTAAAGTGTTTTTATTTTTTCTTCTTTCACTCTATACCCATTCAGGTTTACGACTTGGTATTCTCAAATAATTCTTAGATACCCATGGTTTAGATGCAATGTACATCTTATAAGCTTCGATGGTGCTTATATTTGTATCGAACTTAAACTCTTCAGGCATAGCACGAACAAATGGAGTCAGTTTTGAACGATGAATAGCATCTAATGGAAAGATTTTATTTGCATGTGCGAGGGTATGAAGACATGAATGAATTTTTCCATACCGATTAGAATACTCCTCACACAATGCAAGACCGTGCCGGATTAACCATCTGGCATTTGCGGCAGTTTCGTTTGCCCATACGGTGCAGGGGTGATTGCGAAAGGCACCCTTATCGGTCGCATACGGGGTTCCATCGGTCTTAGGGAGAGTTCCATACCCATGCCCCCATTTGTCTGAGGCAACGATAGAGAGCATTTGACAGCACTCTAGGGGCATCTTGACAATGTGCTTATCAGGTAGAACCTGTGCCGACTTGACCGGACTTTCATCCGTCACAAAGATATTCATGTTAAAAGTTTGCTAAAACTGATTGCCAGTAGGAACATAAGCATTATAACGACATCCCAAGATTTTGTCCTTATAAAGTAAGGAACTGAAATCATATCAGCAACGAAGTGCAGCATAACTCCAAGAGTTATATTGATATGTAGAACAACAAAATATGCAGTAATCACTAGAATACTACCAGTTATTCTCATTGGGACATCAACTTTGGTCATTTCAAAGGTCGAGTAAAGATTTCAGATACAATGTCTGTTGCACCCATTGCTTCATACATGTATGTGGCACCGGATCGTGGATTTGTATGTTCACCACAGGTAAACACATCACATACTGCCATACCATTCTCGGGCCATGTATGGATACTAATGTGAGACTCGGCAAGAAGTGCTACGGCAGTTACACCATGAGGTTCGAACTTATGTGATGAAATATCTAGTAAGGTGCTTTCAGATAATGTTGCAGCATTTGAAAGCACATTACGAATATGTGCTTCATCATTTAGTAATCCATATGGACACCCCTTAAGGGTAAAGAGAATGTGTCTCATCCGAATGTCGAATCAGGTTCCAGAGCAATATAATACTTGAGATTGTGCTGTGTATTCGTGAATTGTGACAAAAGTTTAGAAGATACTACTACCTCATAGGCACCAGGAATAATCTTGATGTTTTCTACCTTAAAGTTGAACTCAAAATCATCACTGGTCTCACCAACAATAATTGCATACTCATTAGAAGTATCGTTTTTCTTATCACGAACCACCAGTTTGATAACACCATTCTCACCAATTGCAGACATATCAGGAAGTTGATATACTGCTGCTGCTTTGATCAATTTTTCAAGTGTTACACTATCCAACTGGAAGCATACATCTTGAGATGGTAATGTAATTTCTTTCTCTGGAGGAGCAATAATTACATTTGGGTCGGCAAAGAAATACTTCACACGACGTTTACCTTCTTTGATACTCAAGTAACTGTCTTGATTAAAGTCAAGGTCAGGATCCTGATGAAGACTCAATCCATTCAAAAACTGGTTGAGATCATAAATCGCAAAGTCCCGCGGGAAATCTTCTTTGATTTCTGCTTCGGCAAGAATATTCTTTGCCACAGAGATAGTGCGAAGTTTATTACCTTGCTTTACAAGAATAGAATTGTTAATACCCGCAAAGTTCTTGAGGATAGCAAGTGCATTGTCAGACAGTTTCATTGTTTGTTCTTTGAGTTTCATTATTATTGAGGGTAGGTTTCACGTTTTGCATTCTTATCATTGAAATGCATTAGAAGAACAGCATAGTGGAGGATCTTCATTATATCACGACGTGCCGTACCTTTCTTATCATATCGTGATGCATACTTAAGAATATTAGATCTACAGAATGGTTCACCATCTCCACAAGCTTCAATCAAATCCAGTGTTTGAATTTTATTATCACCAGCAGAATAATGCTGTCTATAAGTTCCTCTAATATACTCAAGAAGTTCTTTTACAATCTCCTCTTCATTATATTTGAACGGAGTTGCTGAAGTTGGAATAAAATCAATAGGACTTTGTTGCGTATTAAAATTAATGTGGTCATCCATTTTTAAAATTTCATCGTATAGCATGGACCAAGAGTTAGTCATAACTTATTATATCAGTTAATCTCCTGATCGTCAATCGGCATCACAAAGTCGGCATCCACTTTGTCATAGAGTTCCAAGAATGATTGTTTGGTCTCATCATCAAAACGACTTACACAAACTTGAATTGATTTTGCTTTATCTTTGAAGATGCTGAAAGCACGGATGATATGAACCAAACGACGGGTGCTGATAATTTCATCAATACCTCCATCATAGAAAGTTTTGCGAATAATGTCTGCCCAGTCAACAAGACGTTTGCAGAAGTCACGATCTTCCACTCCAAGATCCAAAGCAATACCCTCAAGGATTTTCTGTTCAGTCGCAGGAGTAGGATACGTCTGCTCAAACGTTACTGGGAAACGTTCCAAGAATGCTTCGTTGAGAACATTAGTGCCGATAAAACGACCATCATCAGAACCTTTACCTTTTGTGTTCGCAGTGGCAAATACATTAAAACCTTTTGTTGGTTTTACATACTTACCAATTTTTTTCAAGAACACACCTTTACCTTCAAGGATGGACTGGAGACAGAGGATTTTGTTAGAAGCAAGGTCAACTTCATCGAGTAACAGGATTGCTCCTCTCTGGAGTGCTTCAGTGACAGGTCCGTTATGCCAAACAGTTGCCCCATCGACAAGACGGAAACCACCAATAAGATCGTCTTCATCAGTCTCAATAGTAATGTTTACACGAATCAGTTCACGTCCAAGTTGAGCACAAGCTTGCTCTACAGACAACGTTTTACCATTACCCGAAAGACCCGTAATAAACGTTGGATAAAAAAGATTGGACTGAATAATTTTTTTAAGATCACCAAAGTTACCAAACTTGACGAAAGTATCATCTTTATCAGGAATCAAATTCTGCTCAATAGTAGGCATGGCAGGAGGTGCCTGATAAGTTTTCTCAAGTTTTTCCTGAATGGTCAGGTTCCACTTACCACGACCAACTTTATAATCAGCAATTTTATTTGTAACTGTCTGATAGTTGGATCCATTCATCGCACACCATCCACGAATATCAGAACCAGTTACAGACTCTCCATAAAGTTCTTGTAAAGAAGTAATAATGTAATCAACGGAAAGTGACATGCTCTTGCTTTGTTTGTTTCAACTGAAGTTATTATACAAGAAAAAAGGGGTCTTGACGACCCCCAGTGGACAGTTTAAGAACTGGTCAGATACTCTTTCAACTCTTTAATCAACTTTCTACGAGAATGTCTCCTATCCAGTTCAATACCGACAGTTCTACCATACTCTTCAAGTTCATCTTTACTCATTTCATCAATAGAAACATCACTCTCATATGGAAAAGTTTCAACAACTTCTTCCACAGAAATTGGTTCAGGAGCAATTGCTTCTGCTGGTTCTGAAGGAACTGCAACTGGAGTAGGTTGTGCAGGTGCTGCTGGATCTGGTGCCGGAGTTTTTCCTCGCAATAAATCTCCAAATTTAGACATTCTTAATACCTATTACTATAGAAATATTTATCAGGCAATAAGTCCTACAAACTCATTTAGGATTTTCTTATTCATTTTTTTATTCTTCAAACTCTTCATAAAAGATTTTTTGATTTGAGTTTTGGAAGCATCTTCTGATACATCAAATTCGGATTCACTTCCAAGAGTTGTTGCCGAAAGTGCAATATAAGAATGGTAACCAGAATTTTTAATAGCAAATGATCTTTGTTTTTTCCACTGGTTTTGAATCTTAGTTCTCAATTCATGTTCTTTATAAGTGTAACGACTAATAAAACGGTGAGAATCACGAGACTCAAGAACACGAATACCAATAAAACTAGTATCAGTAAAATTGTCTCTCAAATTTTGAATTAAAATATCAGTATAATCATCCCATATAGAATCTAAAGAATAAGTGTTTCCTGTTTTACGGTCACGGAGAAAACAATTATCACCAATTCTTCCAGTTCCAATAAAAGGTTCAAACTCCCAAGAACGTTGAATCTCACGATGATAAGTAAGTCCATAACCCTCACCATCACTCAATACGACACACTGAACTTTTTGAACTTTAGTATTTTTCTTGAACTGTGGAATAATTTGGTGAAGTGCAATCATCGTCTCATTCAAGGGAGTTCCGGACAATCCCATTCCAACAGGGATAGGATACCTTCCACCAAAAGTAATATATTGTGCAAGACGGAACATATTCTTCAATTGTTTTTCCAAAGTTTTAGAATTAACTTTATGAGACAAAATATTCATCAAAGAAAACTGTTCTCCAACCTGCATCAAACCATCTTTTTTCTCATATGGTCTTTTGCGACAAAGTTGTTCTCCATCATCACTTACTAATGGATACTCATTCGTAAATGCATATACCTCAAATGGAATAGAAACTTTCTTACAGAACCATACAAGATTGAATAACTGTTTCATAGTATCCATCATTACATGGGTCATAGAACCAGACCAATCAAGAATGAAAATCAATCCATGATCTTTACCATCGGCAAGTGTGGTTACTTTCTTGAACAAGTCTTCGTTGTATTTGTAGGTGTGGAGTTTAGAGCAGTCCAAAACTCCAGTGCGACTAGTAGTAGCACGAGCATAGCTATTAGCAGATTTTCTACATTCGAATTCTTTGACAAGATAATTTACCTCTTTCTGTGCTGATTTTTTAAATTTCATAAACTCACCATCAACATAATCAAACAGATAAGGATCGTGAGGATTGTCCCAGAGTTCATCACATCTCTCATGAATCTCTTTATTCGGAACAATAATATCATCAAGATTGACTTTGGGAAGTTCTACATAAACATTCTCAATTCCATCCATTGATGCAAGTTTTTTGATTGCATCCTGCAATGAATCCATCGTATCAACTTTAGGTTCAGGATTAGTTTCTCCACCCTGACGAACTTGCTCGGTGTCTTGCTCGGCAACATGCTCGGTGTCTTGCTCGGTATCGGTACTATCTTCAGATTCTCCAGGTTGCTGTTGTTGCTCCATAGAGTTATCAGACTGCTCTTCGGATGAACCAGAACTTTGTGATTCTAATGAATCCATATCAGTCTTGGTTTCTGTATTCATCTGATCCTGACAATACTTATAGAGTGCCTGTGCCGCAATCAGAACATCATCAAAATCCTCACAACCCTCAATCATGCGAACGATAGGCATCTCTACATATTCACCAAAAGGAATATCAACAAAGTTACCAATTTTGAAGTGAAGATTTACACGGTCGGCAAGATTCATCTTACTTACATCTTCACACTCAACACCAAAGAAGTCCTCATCGGCAAGAACATTATATCCTTTATAGAAGGTCTTGGAGATTCCAGCATAACGACGCTTCATCATTTTCTCAATACGGACATCCTCCACCACATTCACAAACTGTGGAGGTATCTTATATTCTTTTATCCAATCACGATCTGGTGTATAAAGTGCATGTCCAACTTCATGTGCCACCAACATATCATATATCTCATTACCTGCTTTATCCCAGTTCGGCAATGTCAGCACACGAGTATGAACATTGAAACATGCGGTCTCAACATTCTTATTCTCAACCACAAGGTCTTCGGTGGCAAGAAGTTTGGCAAGTTGAGATTTGATTTCGTGCCTGACGGTCATTGGTTTGTTTCGTATGAATGTAGTATACAATAAAAAACCACCCCTATGAAGAGGTGGTGGACGGTTTAGGAAGTGGTCAGTAATCTATGTAAATTTTAATAATCCCAACCAAAAATTTGTAATTCAAATGCTTTATTATTCCAGATTTTAAATCCAAACTCCATAAGACAATTTTCTCTATTAAACATAAAATAAGTTTGAGCGATGCTTGTGAATGCTAAACCTAAATAAACTTCTGTCTTTATAACAATTTCTAAGAATATAGTGTATAACCGCTTTCTTTTTCTTTGATTTATAATTATCAAGATAATACGATTGCGAATAGAGTCTCATTAGTTTGATTCGTATGAATGTAGTATACAAAAGAACCTCCCTTTTTGGGGGAGGTCATATGACAGTTCTTGAAGTGTCTCAGTGCCTCCTTTCGGGAACGCATTGCCTGAGGTTTCAGTTTTCGTTTCTGTTCTTTCTTAGAGTGATGCTTCCAGTTTGGGACTTGCATTGTTCTTTGATGTATC